TAAAAATTGTCTCTATCGTTGTACCTGACTAAACATACCGTTGGGATCATGGATCTCGAAGTAGAACTATATGAGAAGTTTCCTTCTACTACGTTTGCATTATTGAATAGCGCTATGGGGTCTTTGGGTTTATCCATCGCTACCTGTAACCGCCCAAAGCCGTAAAACATTATGGCCCTGAAGGAGCTAGCTAGATCCTTCAGCACCTTGAAGGCTTCTTCTCGGGTGTTTATTAATACGTTACATGTAAATCTCGGCTCTAATCCTTTTGCTCCCGAGTCCCCACTCCCGTTCGATACGAGCACATCGCAGAATTTAGAGATCTCATAAAGCGTCCATTTGTCGATATCTATACCGGGCATAAATTTACCCACTCCGTACCTTTTGTTCGTGATGAGATCGTAAAATATCCAAGCCGGATTATCTGTCCATTTTTTTTCCGATTGAAAAGTCCCGTCCCATTCTGCCGCGGCATACTGTCTAGAAACCGGATCGTATCCCGTAGGGACTTTAACTTTTAACAGTCTTATGTCGAAAGATCTGTCGGGGATGGATGAAAAATATTCCGCATTAAAATCCATCGAAGCTATCGCAGAATTTGGGTATGATAATGAGTCGTTATAAATTTCCGTTATAGAATCGATATAACTTTGATTAACGATGTGACTTTCTATTGAGTCTAGGGTAGATCTAGTTATTTCTATTTCCCAGCCAGCTAGGTTATCTTTTATTAAATCCGCATCAAAATCGATAGTGTAGTCTTGGATATACGCGCTTCTTATTAAGCCTTCTACTGTTACTGAGGCTGCGACTTGCGGGTACCACTGCCTGTTTACGTTAAAGTCTATATTACCTTGGGCGTCTTTGTATAAGGGTCTATATCTAAACTTAAACGTGAGAGCGCTTCCTCTTACTTGCCCTATTTGGTCAAGTGGCCACCTCTCTTCCACTTGCATAAGTCCCCCGCCCAAATCTGTCTCTATTTTTTCGCTTACTTTTGTATATGTGAGCGAGGGTATTTTAATATTTATTCTGGCCGAACTCATATTTTCGTCCAAAAATCTATATACCTTTGGATAAAAATAAAAGGCATTATCGTCTGCGTCGTCGATGTCTGGGCCCCTGAGTCTTTCGTTAATTACTCTAGTTTTTTCTATCGGACTACTGGGGTCAGAGTAAAGGAACCCGTCCTCGTCTTGGATGCCCGATGGCACACCGTTTGCTATTGAGAATCGAGACGCTTGAAAATTATATAAGCCATTAGCGTTAACTATGGGAGTATCGTTTAAATATACTGATCGCAAAAATGCTTCTGGATTTTGAGAGGCGAGGGGCGTTATGCTTCCCGTCGTCCAGCCTATCTGTCCCGCCTCATTCGCCCCTGATGGAACCCATTCCCCGCTAACGATGCCATCAATCTCGCCCTCACAGAGCAAGTCTATTGTTTTAACAACCTGCCTAGTTGTCAGGAACCCAGTGGTGTTAGCGTATGGATGAGGCGTGGACGTTCCGGGATAATAAACGGGGAAAACTCCTGATATAACGCCCTCTCCAGAACTGTCTATTAGTATTATATCCTCTTTTCCATAGGTCGCCTGCTGAGACGTATTTGCGAGAGCTAGTCCTATTCCGTACTGTTGATGAGGAACGATGCCTATCCCGATGGTATTTGGGTCTAGATTCGTAACTAACTTCTCTGACGGATCGCTAAAGGCGGTCATGGTGCTATCTTACCCTCCCAGCTTCTCTAATCAAAACCTTTTTAATTCCGTAAGAACTCATTATAACTTGACTGCCAACGATCAATCTCCCATAGCCTAATGGTACGGGGCCTCCTTCATTAATGACATTTACCGCTCCGTTAAAAAGATAAGAATTGGCTAATTTCGTCGGGTCCGTGCTAGGGTTTGCTATTTGTTTTTGCGCTGGCATTTCTGGAGGTCGAGATAGTAAATTGCTTACCCCCGCAAATATTAACGCTAAGCTAGTCATTGCTCCCATGGCGGTATTGGCATTCGCGAGTCCGACTCCCCCCAAAATTATACCCGCCCAGTCTCCTAAGCCCGATCCCTCTAAAACTGGAACGATATCAATCTGCTCAATGCTGTCTCTTTTTGCTGTTAGCTCGTTAAAGTCTGCGTCTGTCGAGGCGTTTGTTTTTTTGTTATCAATTAATACGTCGTAAGTTGAGTATAGATTTTCTCTCTTTAAGAAAAACTTTCTAATTGAATCTCCGGATTGTGCATTTATGGCGTGCACTGCTTCTTTAACGCTACATACCTCTAGCCGCCATTCGTTTTTACCTACGAAATCTCCCAGCCTGCCGTGTAACTTTACTCGTGTCATAGTGACGTCTTACTCATTAAATTCAAAAAATTTGCCATTAGAAATGCAATATAATATTAAAGGTATTCCGTGGCTTCTGCTTATTTTTTTATCCGCTTGCGAAAATTTTCCGACTTTATCTATAATGTGAGAATGGTAATAAGCCTTTATGTCTCCATTATTAGTAGCCTTTAAATAATCTGCGGGTTTAATTCTAAAATTAATAGACTTTTCTTTAGAGACGTTTTCGCATTTCATGGACCTATATGAATTATTGGCATTACAAAAGATGATACCGCAGCACTCGTTCGGCTCCTCTTCCGCCGCGTGAGCGCTTATTTCTTTTTTTATTTGTGATGTTAAATACTCCATTATAGGGACGAGATTTTTGTGTTTGTTCCGGGGAATCCCCCGAAGGGTAATAACTTTTTAGCCGCGGCGGTTATTGTGTTTGTCGGCGGATTGGTATATTTTTTGGCCGAACCGGCTAGTCCCCATCGAAGCTTACACCCCTTCATTGTCTTAGAGCATCTATCTGCGACCCAGTAATCTGTATGGGGCGGGGGAAACCCGGCGGGCACGGCCGCTTTGGCGACGTAGTAATAATTTATACCATCTTTTGTTATGTACACCACGTCCGTCGTACTGTAACTAGCATTTGCGCTATATAACGTAGGCGTAGAGTTTGTAACCGCGCTAGAATCATAGGTGGATACTTGGGATACTATAGTTTGATCTTCGTCGTCAGCGATCGGCGGCGCAAAGTCCGGTAAATGATCTGTAGATCCTCCGTGAGTCTCCGCGTTACCCTTGGCTTTAAATTCGTAGCAGCACCCCTCTCCCCTGTAACTAAAGGTGCATCTTGTAGAGAGACATACTCTTCCGGGCAATTTAAAGTTCTCCATTTCTAGTACAGATGAAAGCTCGAACTGTATTCCGTCTGTATCCTCAGAGATTTTTCTTTCTATAAAGTAAACTTCCTTAGGAAACTCTGGATTGTTCCCTGTGCCGCTAGTAAAATCTCCTACTCCTTCTAGATTATTGGCCGCGTCGAGAAACTTATAAAAAGTTCTTACTCTCGTTACTTTGGCCCCTATCATGTTATCTAATTCGAGAACCGCTCTTTTTAGCGATGCAAAATATTCGTTACCCTCCGCCTCTTCCAGCACTCCCTTTAGGGAGCTAATGAATAACGTCGGTCTAGGCATGGACCCCGTGGAATTTATCTCGAAACCGTCTGATATAATTGGTGTGGGATGATAGGTATCCCCCCTGAAAAGTATTTTTTTTTGGCCTATTGATTCGTTTCCGTGAAATCTTAAAAGGTCCGGGGCGATATCTGTTGAGCCTAGGTTGAGATTTATTTTTATTTCAGACAAGTCTATTTCGTAAAGCGAAATAATAGAAGTCGCCTCAAGAGAGCGGACCTCTTTTGAGACTTCTTTAAGCGTGTTCTGCGCTACGGTTGTGCTAATTTTATCTGCCATTTTATGATACTTCTAAGAAGTTGGCCTGTACATTATAGTTGTCTGCGAAGACGAAGGTACTATTAAAAGTTTTACAAACAAACTTTTTAATTCTCGAATATGGCGCGGGGGGTTTAAAGTAAAAATATTGATAGCCTTCTCTGGCGCTTAAGAAATGTAAGATGGCTGTAGCTTCCAGCTCGCTCCTGCCCTCGAAGGAGAGGTTTAAATCTAATTTATTATTATTAATTCCATGCTTTATCCTTTGCTCGTATCCGTCGCCAAATTGTATTGATTTTATTTTGGGCTGATGAGACGTCGACACGTTGTAAGAGGGAGACCAAAGGAAAAGCGGTTCAACCGTAGTTGCTCCGTCAATTGTGATATTAATATAGCCTCCCCAAAATTCGCTATCGGGAGCGGGGGCGACGGTAGAATCATTGGATGATGTCGCGTACCAAATTTTACCAGAAGAGTCCTTGACTACCTCGTGTGTTTCGTATGTTATTGACCCGTCTGTTACCCATGCGGGGGTATTATATATTGAACCCATATTCCTTATACCTTTCTATCTTATTTACACTATAATAGTGTAATTATTAGTAGAATGTAAGCAAAAAAGATGGTTAATTACACTCAAAAGGACGCAAGGGTTAAGGTTGGGGGCGCAGATTTATTTTGTGATTCTGCCACAATCAAATATGATTCCAATATTCAGCCTAATTATAACATTTTA